TGCGCCTGACAATAAATCTGCAACAGGCTGGAACTTTTCTTTCAGTTCACCAATTGCATCCCTGACACCCTGACCTGCTTTTTTCAGATCATTGAATGCACCAACCAGATTCTTCTGGATTGCATCAATGACAGGCTGACATTTCTGAACAATGCTGTCCCATGCTTCTGAAAGTCTGTCTTTCAGCTGACCTGCTGCTTCTTTCATGGTGTTAAAACCATTAACAAGACCATCTTTCAGCTTGTTTATAAAATTCCTGAAGGTTTCACTCTTTTGGTATGCAGCAACAAATGCAGCCACCAAAGCACCTATTGCCAAAACCACAAGCGTGATAGGTGATGTGATAAATGCCATTACTGCACCAAAAGCTGTTGAAGCTGCTGTTGCAATTCCTGCTGCTATACTTGCAGCATTTAATGAAAGGACATAAGCACCTATCGCAACACCAACAGTTGCAAAAGCAATTCCAATGACAGTCATTGTTGTCTTGTGTTCTTTTGCCCACTTGATTGCATCCTGTGTCTTTTCACTAAGACCTGCAACCGCTGAAGCTAAACTTTTAACAACACCAACTGCTTTTGGAAGGATAGCCGCACCAATAACAGCTTGAAAATCTGTCCATGCTTGTTTCAGGTTTCCTGTCACATTTGTCCATGTGTCAGATTCCCTTGCAGCCTGTCCGAGTGCGCCTGAAGCTTTGTTTGCATCTTCAACCATCTTCAACAGTGTCAGCTGTTTCTGTGATTCTGAAAGTTCATTGAATGATTTTCCATACAATTCATTTGCAGCTGCATTTCTTGTGGTTTCAGTACATGAAAGACCAAGTGCAGCATCATTTTCATAATTACCTTTCAGGAATGACTGAAGACTTTCTGTTGTGTCTTCCAGTGATCTGTCATAAAAGGCAGCACTGTCAGCAACAGCAACCATTGCCCTTTCAGAAAGTGAAAGTGCATCTTCAGTGTCCATTCCTGTTGTTTTCGCAAATGCTGCAATCTTTGTGAAGCTTCCCTTCATTCTGTTTTCAGAAATACCAGCTTCATTTGCGATCCCTGAAAGGCTTTTGCTTGCTTTGCCTTCCAAATCTCCAAACACCTGTGAAAACTGTGATTCCATTGCACTTGCATCTGCTGCTGCCTGAACACATCCAAGACCAAAATCTTTTATTTTATCAACAGCAAGGAATGTTCCAATTGCTGCACCGATCTTTGCAAAGCTTCCAACCATGCTGTTTCCTGCGCCTTCAGTGCTGGATTTCATGTCTTGTGATGCTTTGCGCCATGCCTGACTGGTGGACATCCCCTGTGCTTTATATTCATTTACTTTTGCTTTCAAACTGGAAAATGATGATCCAGTTTGTTTGTTTGAACTTTGCGTGGATTGATTGCTTTTCCCAATATCATTTGCAGTTTCCTTTGCCTTTGATGATGTTTCAGCAAGATCACTGTTTGCTTCTGAATTGTCAATTGCAATCTTTCCAAGCAATTTAAACAGTTCCATCTATAACTTCACCCCCTGTGTTTGGATTGAAGTTTTTCAGAATGTCCATAGAATCTTTTACGGTTGTTTCAATTGTCCTTTTTGACATGCTCTGATTTTCCTTGTTTGCTTTGATGTCATTCTTGAATTCCTGATATGTGCCTTCCCACACTTTGTGCAAGAAAAATTCCCAATCAAGCTGATCTTCCCTTTCTTGGTTGATCGTTTGAATGAATTCAGAAACAAATTCAGCAAATCTGCATGTCTGGATCATTCCATCCATAAAAAAACATGGATCAGAATATCGTTTTGATACCTGATCCATGAATTGAAAGTCACCTATTTGAACAATTTTGAAACAACCTTGATAAAATCCTTGAATTCTTCTTTCTTGATGAAGTCAATGATCATTTCCATGAAGATTGTCATGTCTAAATCTTCCACTTCTTTCACTGCCATTCCTGACACGCTTGAAAGCATCTGATAGATTTCATTTTCACATTTTGGAAGATTTCCAAGGATCACATTTGCAATTTCTAAAATCACTGTGATTCCAACAACTGATGTGAAATCAACATCTTCTGCACTTTCACCTGTGAATGATGCAATCATTTTCTTGATCCCATCCTTTTCAAAGCAAGCAGTGAATTCATTCACACCAATCTTTCCAATGATTTTTGACATCAGGAAAACATCTTTTGATTTCAGCTGTCTGAATGTGTATGGTTTTTTGACTTCCATTTCAGTTGCTTCTTCTGTTTTCATTTCCTGATCTTCAATTTTTGTTTCCATCATAGTTGTTTCTGACATTGTTCAAATCTCCTTTTCTATTTACTTTCTTTTTTAACTTCAGCAGCTGGTTTCACAACTTCAACATAGTTTCCAGAACGCTTGATTTCTCTGTATCTAGCATCTGTGATTTCCATTGTTTCACCAGTTTTGTGCTGTTTCCCTGTGTATCTGTCAGTGAATTCTTTGATGACCTTAACTTTGATTTTTTTCATAGTTTAGCCCCCTTACACAGTTGCAGCTTTTGGATAATAGATTCTAATTGGAACTCTGTCCAGATCAGTGTCAATATCTCCATAAGCTGTGAATGTTGCTTTGATCACTGAATTTTCCTTGTTCTTTGGATCAAGCTGGAAGCCTGACTTGCAAAGCGCATAATCCATGATGATGATGATCTGTTTTGACTGATCTGCTGTATAACCAACAAATCCAAGGTTTTCAACATAATCACCTGCAACAATTGCATTCTTTGTCTGGATGCAATCGAATCCTTCAACATATCCTTCAGATTCTGCATCAAGGATTTCACCAAGTGTTGTCATCTTCAGGATGTCAGCATTGATTTCTGCAAAGTTTACTTCAGCTTCACCTGTGCCGCCCTGCATAACTGCAAGACCCATTGCAAGTGCTAAAGCACCATCAATTTCAATGTCTTTGACTTCAGGTGCTAATTTGATAGATGAACCACCAGAAGTTGCACCAAGAACAGTTCCATTCCATCCTGTGCCTGCTTCATATTTCAGTCCTTTGAACCATGTACCTGCACCCAAAGGAATATTTGAAGGTGTGTCTTTTGTGATTCCATGTTTTGCTAATGCCATAATTCCTTAAACCCCTTTCCATACTTTGATCTTTAGGTTTATTTGTATCTTTTTCAAATCCGCTTCCCCTGTTGGAATATAAAAAGCACCATCAAAAAAGACTGCGATTGATCCGCTGTCTGTCTTTGCCCTTAATCCATTGATAGGATCAAAGTGCTTTTCAATTTTTTCTTTTACCGTTTCAAGGTCAAGATAGTTCCCCCTGTGGAAGCCCAAAAGAAACATTGTTGTTTCTCTTTTTCCGTCTTCTGTGGTGAATTCATCAGGTGTTGGAAGTTCACCCACAAAATAAGGATATTTTATTTCAGATGTCCATTCACCGAATTCATAAGGAACTGAAAGAATGTCCATCTGTTCATTGATGAATTTTAATTTGTCCATTTTACAGTCCTTTCAATGCTTCCTGAATACGTTGAATGATCTTTGATTTCAGGCTTGTGTATGCCTTCCAGAATGCCCTTGAAGGCTTTTTCCCATGTGTGAAATGCCATACACCTGTTTCATCTTCATAAGCCCAACCGCCTTTGCGACCATTGCCCTGAAGCGCATGTTCACCTGTTCCAAATTCTTCCCATATTGCATTCTGAAGTGGATTTCCTACAGTGCAGACACCTTCAAATTCATCAACATCATATTGCCAATGCCCCTTCAACTGCCCTGTTCCAACCCTTGTATTCCTCTTTGCCTGTGCTGTTAATTCACCACCTGCTTCATACAGATATGCAATGCAAGCATCATCAAGGGCAGCTTTTACAGCAATACTGTTATCAATCAATTTCACTGACATAATCACTGCCCCCCTGTATATTTAAGATAAATTTCATAGTGTTGGTTCAATTCCATAGGGTTATCAATCAGAACCACATCATAATTCTGCGAATTTGCCACCATCCTTGCATTTTCTGAAGTAACCTTGACTAATTCACCATTTACTTCAATAAATTCAGGAATGGGCTTATAATCGCATATAAAAATATGTGTTGATTCCTGTATCTTTGCATTGTATGTGGTGTATTTTGATTCCCCTGAAGATAAATCAAGAAAACCTTTTAAATCAATCACATCTTCCCATGATTCCACATCTTCACCGATTTTGTTCTGTGTTGTGGTTCTTACCTGAAGCATAGCTGTCATATTGCCAATTATCATATAAGCACCCCCTAGAACCTAGCCTTCTTGTAAGGCTTTAGGAAGCCAAGCAAAGACTTTGGATAACCCATTGTTGAATTATCTCCATCCATGTTGAAATACGTTACAGAATGCCTTGAGATGGTTTCTGATTGAATACCGACTTTCTGCCTGTTTTCCAAATCCCATTTCACAAGGTTCACAACACCCATCTTCACATCAGCACCATATTTGACTTTGGATATAGTTGCATTTGCATAATCGTCAATATCCTCTTTTACAAGGAATGTGTCACCCTGTATTTCAGTAATGGTGTAAATGCCACAATCTGTTGCAACATCACCCATTGACACCTGAATTGTGTCACCTACTTTGAATGGTATTGGTTCACCTGTTACAAATACACCTGCAATAATGTCTGCATGAATCCTTACAAATGGCTTCTGATGGAATCTGTTGTTGGTATATTTTCTGATATTCTGTTCAAGTGCCTGAAGCATAACTTCAAGCACCTGTTCAGATTTATCTGTTGTGATAAATTGCTTTAATTCCTCAACTGAAATAATCATAGGAACACCACCTATTCTTTAACAGGCTTTTTTCTTGCTGCCTTCTTCTCGCTTCCTATGCTGTCAAGATTGGCACACTTGGCTTTGATGGATAACTCTGAATAGATAGCAGAAGGTTCAAAAGCCAATTCAACCTCTGAACCCACTGTGAAGCCTTTATCATCCCATCTAACCCTGAATGCCTTGCCATTGGCATATAAAAAAGGAAGCCCATCAACAATAATGAATTTATTCATATTGCCAACACTCCCTTCTATTAGCCATTAGTTTTGATAACACCCATCTTGACATTCTTTGGATTGAATTTAAGTGACCAGTTTGCAGATGTTCCAAGTTCTGCAAATGTTGGTGATTCCTTTGCAATCTTATCAACTGCAAGTGATACACCATTTGGATGAAGAACCTTACCCTGCTTAGTGTAGAACATATCTGTTCCTGCTGCTTTTTCAGGATCATAATTTGTTGTGTACTGCTTCTCGTAGTTCTTCTTGTCAGCAGACTTGAATGCACCTTCACCGAATAAATAAGTGCTGAATACAGGGAATCCTGCAACAGTGTTATCAACTGTGTAATAATCTGTTACAAGTGGAATCTTGCCACCGATATGAGGAAGAACAACTTCCTTCTTCACTCCGTCACCTACTGTAAACTTGTCATACTCAACAAGCTGCATTTTCTTGTAGGCTGCAAAAATCTTTGAATGAAGAACGATAAGACCAAGACCACCTGCCATATCACCAAGTGCCTGCTGCTCTGCATCAATTAATGTTGTTTCAGCAATCTTGTTTGTGTCAGCCACTGTTCCTTCTGTCACAGATAAATCCAACACATGATCC